TGCGCGGTTGCGATGCGCACCATTCCACCGGCCCCCGCGAACTTCACGCCCGCCGCACTCAACTGCACCTGAACAAAATCGGAAGCTGCTGAAGCCGTCATACGAGTCCTCCATTCGGGCCGTTGAATTGGGCAATGCCCTCGACAGAAATCGTGATCGCATAGAGTTGATCCACGGGACCGCCATCGTCGGGAATGACCAGGGAGACGCGCTTGAGCGCGATGGGCATGGACCGTGTGCCATCGGCCAGTGTCAGTCTCGCACCCGCGAGCTGATTGTGCACGACCGCGACCAGGACAAGCGATTGCAGCCGCTCATCGGCTTTCGAGCGCAGACTCGACTCGAAGCAGAGCACATCGAAAAGCATCCCGTTTTGGTAGGTCAGCCGCTGATTGTCGCGGAGATCGGCGAAGTTCGCATCGCCGAACTGCACGCGGATCGACGGCGGCTTGAGCGCGAGCTGCCCCTGGGCGTTGAAATCCTTGCTGTTGACCGAGTTGATGTCCACCAGAACCGGCGCATCCACCGTGCCATAAGCCGTGGGCATCACGGTTTTGAGAAGCGTGATCAGTGCGCCTTCGACGTAATCGATCCGGAACTGCGAGGGAGCGCCCATCATTGGCCTCCCAGTCCGGCCGCGGCAATGGCGCGGCGGCAATAGGAGTTGACCAGGCTCTGAATGCGGCGCGGATCTTCTGGCCGGAAGACCATGTAGGGCCGCGCGGGAATGTTCTGATGGCGCGTGTGGGCCGAAACTATCCCATGAACCTGATCGCGCGGTCCGCGAACATTGCGCACTCGGTTTCCCAAGCGGCCTTTGCCTAAAGATGCCGAGAGGCGCGCAAAGCCGTGCTGCGCAACATTGACCACGGATTCCTGCATCGCCTTGGTGCGCGGGCCGAGGCCTACGCCGCCGCGATCACGCGAGCCGAACTGATGCACGGCCGCGTACTTGAGATTGGTTCCAAGCACGACGCTGCCTGGCTCGGTGTGGAAGCCGATGGAATTGAGCAGTGTGCCCTTGTCGATCAGGAGCTGGTGACCGGCGCCGTACTTTTTGGGATTGCTTGCGATGGTCGAAGGAGCCAGCGGCATCCAGGATTTGGCCGGAGAGCCTTGCTCGCGGAAGGTGCGCCGAATCGACACCAGCATGGCCGCGCCGATCTCAAACATCAGATCGTCCTTCTGAGCGAGCGAGAGGCGGAACTTCCCCAGGGCGACTCTCACGGTGTTTGTCGCTGAAGCGCAGGTGATGATCTTTGCTGGAGATCGTTGGGCCGCCCAGCGAGGTCTGCGGCTGGAGAGCCGTGGATGGCTGATCGAGCGAGGCCTTGGCCGCTGCGATGTCTTTGAGAAAGGCAATCGCCTGGTCAAAGCGCTGCTGCACCGTCTCGCCAATGGCCGTCTCGCGCCGCCGGCTAAAAAGCAGGTAGACAGCGATGTCCAGGGTGAGCGCCTTCACGTCGTCTGATTGCTGGAGCGGCGTGACATAGCGCATCCGGCAGTAGCTTTCCACGCGGCCCGATGCCTCTTCCAGCGCCGCCGTGACCGTCGTGGCGCAGATCTCGCCAGTATTGTCGTCGTCGGTCAGCTCAGTCAGATCCTTCGCCGTCATGCGAAGGGGGACGAGATCGGCTTGGGTTGCGTAGGCCATGCGGCTAATTCTTTTCCTGGACTTCCTTGATGACGCCGCGCTCGATCAGAGTTTTGGCCTCGGCTTCGGTGAACGGCTGCTCGGAGTTTGCAGTGACCACGCGATGACCGAAAAGGAAGCTGCTGAGCGCTTTGTAAGATTTCTGTTTCTTGGCTGCCATGCGATTTCTCCTGGCGATTTGCTGACTTGCATAGGGCGCGCGCTGGTAGCGCGCGCCCTATGCGGTTGACTGCTGGTTAGCCTTCTACGTCGCCGGGGATCGCGCCCATGGTGGGAGCGACGCTCAGCGCGTTGAGCAGGGGGATACCCGTTTCCTGCGCGGTGGCGCGCAGGTCGTAGTACCAATCCACGCTCTGCCAATACTTCTTTTTGGCCAGGTGTGGATCGATCCATTCGAGAACGCCGTATCCGTCCACGGTCGAGGGCGGAGCGGCAATGGTGGCGCCGTTGCCATCGGTTCCGCCCGTCCAGACGAAGGTCTTGGCGCAGGACACATCGTCTTGCGTGGGCGCGGCTTGCGCGTAGCCCAGGAAGGCGTTGCTGCCCCAAACCCAAGAGGCCACATTCTGCCGGTTGAGCAGGATGGCGCTGCCCTGGATGCACTTCACGCGGAAGACCTGCGAGAGCTGATCCAGGGAGATGGAGCCGGGCGTGGTGTATTTGAAGCGGTTGATGATGTCCGGATGGTTCTGCAGGGCGACCACAACCGGGTCGCTCAGGAGCAGACCCATATCGGCATCCTGGACCCCCGCTTGGCGCAGAATCGCCTTGGCCGCCTCGACCTGCACGATCGGGTGAGAGCCATCGGTTCCCTCGCCGGGAACCGCGGGATACTTGTCCCACTGGTTATTCAATCCCGCACTCAGATCGATGTAATTGGGGAAGTTGGTCTCGCTCAGCAGCAGCTTGGCAGTCGCTACCTCCCTGTCGAGGTTGATCTGCTTGATGAGCTGTGCGGTGAGCTGCTTCCGCGTGGAGAATCCCAGGCCGAGGCCGTAACTCTCGCTCTCGAAAGGTACTTCGCCCTGGAGGGCGTGAGACGTCGCCATGTAGGGAGCGGTGGAATAGCTGCGCCGCACCGTCTGCGGCTCGTCGCCTGGAGCGCGGAGCGTGGAGCCGGGCAGCTTGAAGTCGTCGCGATTCCATACGACGTACTGGAAAGACTGCCGCGCCACAGGTACGCGCGGGGCAAAGATTTCGCCAACTAAGGCGTTGTTGCGGAACTCCTTGGCGAAGTTCGACAACGCCACATTCAGAGCCCCAGCCGGCATCGTTCCAACATAGCCGCCCATTTACATCCTCCTGCCGCTTGCGCGGGTCGATTTCGGTTTCAGTGCGTTGCCAGGCGCTTAGCTCATCGCCGAACGCCTGGCGAAAAAGTTAGTTAGGCGATTGCCGCCACCAGGCCGAAGAGTCCGGGAACGAAAACGCAGATATAATCCCCCGCGTTGGGCGCTGTTTCCAAGGCGATTGCCACCACAGTCTGGCCGACGGTAGCCGGTACAAGCTGCCCCGTGGCGTTGTTGGTGAGGGCCAGCGGCGCGGAAGCAATGGCGGCGCCAACCTGGGCCACCGCCTGGCCATGCTCGATCACCGAGATTGCCTCGGTGGTAGAGACAGCACCTTCTTCGATGATGCCGATGCAAGCGGAGTTGGCGACGCTGGCCACGGCGGCATGATTGACATCCGTGCCATAGACAACGGCCAGTCCGCGAGTAAAGCCGGACGAGCCGCCGGGGATCAGGCTTTCCTTGATCTGGACGCCCTTCGGCCCCTTCGTTTCAGTGTTGATGTTTGCCATTTGCGCCCTCCTGGGCCGTTTGAAGTGTGCCGAGCGAATAGCGGCCGCTCAGCCATTTTCCAGATGCCGCTCCATCCTTGCCGTGGTTGAGACCGAACGCCTAGACTTGGCCGCCCGTAGAACCGCCGGCCACCGTCAACTCGGGATGCTCTTCCGCGACCTCCGACAGCGCTTCACTGAAGGAGATCTTCTTTTCCTTCTCCCGCGCGCGTGCCGCATTGGTCAGCGGATCGCCGCTTGAGGTCTGCCCACGCCCAGCCGGAGCGCCGTCAATGAGCCGTCCGCCAGGAACGATCTTCGGCAGACCTTCCAGAAAGAGCACCAGCGTCTCCAGCGGGGAGACCGTCTTCTTCTCCACGCCTTCGCCAAACTCAACGGTCGCGCTGGACTTGGCCAGCTCCTCGAAGACCGGGCCGAGGCCCTGTTTGTCGAAGGCTGGAATCCACTTGCCCGCATTCTTGAGTTTGGCAATGGCCGCGACGGCGCGCTGTTTCACTTCGCCGCCAGCAATGGCTGTTTCGCGCTCCGCGAATTTCTTGGTTTGGTCCTTCAGCTCGGTTTCCAGAGCGGTAACTTTCGCCTGGAGCGGAGCCGCGGCCGCGGTGGCAGCCTCGGTGGCGATGCGCCTGGCATCGTCTTCGCTGAAAGTCTTTGGCTGGGCGTTTCCGCTAAAAATTTCGGCGAAATATGCCTTGATCTGCTCGGCTACGGTTTTCGGTTCTGCCACTGTGTCATCCTCCCCGAAGTCCACCTCGATGAACTTCGATCCGTGATCGTTGAATGCAACGTCTTGCAATCCCTTAATTTCAGGGATGCCTGCTCCCAGCCAGGCGAGATGCCGCAGGCCGGTAACCTGGCCGGCATCGTCGCAATAAAATGCAGCCGAGCGCTTCTTGAATTTGCCAGCTCTGCGCGCCTCGTCAAACTTGGGATCGACCTCTTTTTCCCTGGCCAGCAGTGTGTCGCCGTCGAGCGTCAATGCATCGATCCATCCGTAAGCAGGCTGATCGTCTGCACGATGGCCGAGCGTCTCGGGAGCTTCGTGATAAGTGGGATCGTAATTGCGCACCACGCGGCTCAGATCGGCTGCTGTGATGACTCCCTTGCCGGCCTTGGAGTAATCGCCAGCGCGGAAGATCTCAATCCAGGGCCGCGGCGCTTCGCCGTGTTCCACGCTGGAGAGATAGGTCTGGCGGAAATCGGTTGTGTCCAGGCCCGCATCCTTCGCCTTCGCAGCGATTTTGCGGGCAGTGGCTGCCTTGGCGGCGGCCGGCACATGCTTCTCGTGGCCGAAGAGTTTCAGCGCTGATTCGATGTGATCCTTGTCGATGGGCAAATGCCAGCTCTCGATCTCCGCTGGATCTCCGACGTAGGCAAATTGATCCGCCTCGAGCGGCTTGCCATCTACTGTCTTCGTGAGCGCGTTCGCCATGAAGCCACCTTATCGGGCCGCATCGCCGGCCCGTGCGATAACTGTGAGAGCTGTGCAACCTGGATTACTTACACTCCAGACAGCGTGTGGAAGCCCGGCTCGGGTACTCCCAGCCGCGCCAATAACGGCAATCTTTCCATGCCGCCTTCGTCACTTCCCTCAGGCGCATCCTCGGGAAGTATGGGGATCACCGAGCAGCGGCAGTTGAAACCGCTGGGCGGATAAATCTTGAGCCATACCGGATCGATGGCGCGCGCGCAGAAGCCGTCGAGAGACGCGTGCGCGGGTCTCACGCGCAGATCTCCGACCGTCCAGTATTGCCAGTAAGGGAGATCCTCCATCAGCCCTGGGTCTTTCATCTGCTCCAGCCGGCCTGCGCTGTAGGCTTTGCCCGCGTTGGTCTGGAAGACGGTGTCCAGTTCGAAGGCCGCCAGTTTCTCTACGCCGGCCTCAGTCGTCATTCCCTCCACAGCTTTGTGGAACTCGGCCGCCGTTCCACCCTTGGCCAGCGTCTCGGCCAGGGTGTCGCGGATCTTCGTAATCAACCGCTGATCGCTGACCCCTGCCACCGTGATGGCATCATTGCGGTACTGGCTCGTCAGGCCGTCGAAGAGATTGCGCGTCACCGGCGTCAGGTTGCGCAGATACTCGACAGCGCCGACCGGAGGCAGCTCGAAGCTGAAGCCGACATTCAGGGTGTCGCCCTGGGCGTCATCTTCCGCAAAGTTCTTCAGCCGCGAGTTGGTGGCCAGGCGTATGGGACGGCCCAGTTTGACCAGGCCGACCTTGGCGACGTGCAGCCGCCCCAGCAGGTTTGCCGCGGCCAGGTGTGTGGCAAGAAGATCGCCGAGGCGCACTTGCTCCGCGTTTTGAGAGTGCAGCGTCATAACCCAGCTTTCGGCGGCACGGCCGTCGCGGCGATCTCGCGCACGCGCTGGGCGAAGATACCTTTGGCTTCGCCCTGCAACTGCGCGAAGAGCTTGTCGTATTGCGCCATCTCCTCATGCAACTGCGCTTCTGCCTGGCGCTCCGCAAACTGGATCACGTTCTGTTTCGCGCTCATCAATCGCGGAGTGGATGCTTCTGCCCACGCAAGAAGATTCCCGGAGGGCTTTGCGGCCAATGCCCTTGATCTCCGGCGGCTTGCAGACCAATCTGCTTGCCTCGCGGGATTCTCCGCAAAGGTTGCGCTGGAACGATCCGTGAGCGCCACGGACGGCGCGGCCGCGTTCGGCACCAGCTCCTGATCTTCCGTCTCGCCCGGAGTCAGAGGCCGGTCGTAACGGTCGGAGACGTAGCCGACGGTGAACTTCTTGCCCATGCGCATCAGGCCGGAGTCCACGGTGAGCGCGAGCTCAAGATCCTCAGCCTCTTCCAGATCAAATTGCCAAATCGGCATCGGGGCCTTGGGGCCGAAGTTCCACAGCACCAGAGGCTTGATGAGTTGATCGTTGATGACGCTCTGGAGACTGCGGCACAGCTCCACGCTGCGTTTATCCAGCGTATCGGCGTGCGTCTCGCCCTGGGCTTTGGAGCCTCCCCCGCCCTCGTTGCCGAAGCTGGTCAGCGTTTCGCCCATCACCCGGCGGGCGATGGAATACTGCATGGCCTTGAAATAGTTTTCGTGGACCTTGGGGTCCTGGGCGCGTGCAATCTTCAAGAGTTCCGCCTCAAACTCAAAACCCTTGGGAACGGCGACGGCGACATTGTCCACGAGAGCCTGGGCAATATCGACAGCCATCTGGCGTTCCGAGGCGTTGTCCGCGTCGTTGTAATGCACCACGGCGGTGCCCGGCCCTTTTTCGGCGTACTGCATCCAGAGACGCTGAATGTTCCGCTTGAACCAGCTTGGCCAAAAGACCGCCTTGAGCAACGGACGGCCCATCCGGTTGCGGCTGCGCTTGCGGTAGCTGAAGATCAGAAACTTTTGTTC